ATCTGGCGGTTTCATGGAAATAAATGACAAGTATAATGATTGCAACCGAGCTTATACAATGATGATTGATGAGTGCCTTCATTTATACGAAACCTTATTAAAAAATGGAGTAGCACCCGAACAGGCAAGATCAGTATTACCGCAAGGAACATATACTGAATGGTGGTGGACTGGTTCACTATCTGCCTATGCCAGAGTTTTCCATCAAAGATCTGACGCTCATGCACAATGGGAAGTTCAGCAATATGCAAAGGCGATGGGACAATTAATTGAACCGCTGTTCCCTGAATCTTGGAAGGTTCTAGTTGCCAAATCAGAGGCATCGGTATAAATATCTTACCATCCTCAAAACAAGGAGATTTTAATATGAAGAATGATATCAAATTACCTACACTCTATCAAGAGTTTATTCACCTTTCACGCTACTCTCGTTGGTTGGAATCAGAAAAGAGAAGAGAAACATGGGAGGAAACGGTAAAAAGATATTTTGATTATTTTGAAAATCATTTGAAAGAAAATCAAAATTTCACATTGACCGATAAACTTCGTAGTGAACTTGAATCTGCTGTTTTGAATCTTGAAATAATGCCTAGCATGAGATCATTGATGACTGCTGGTGATGCCCTTCGAAGGGACAATACCGCCGGTTATAACTGCTCTTATGTGGCAGTAAACAGAGTTCGTGCCTTTGATGAAATCCTATATATTCTTATGTGTGGAACCGGCGTCGGTTTCTCCGTAGAAAGGCAATATGTTGAAAAACTTCCGACGATTGCTGAAACATTTTCTTCAAGCGACACAGAAATTGTTGTCGAAGATAGCAAGGCCGGATGGGCCAAAGCCTTTAAAGAGCTCATATCGTTACTTATTGGTGGTCAGATTCCGAAATGGAACCTCAAGAAGATACGACCTGCGGGAGCAAGACTTAAGACCTTCGGTGGTAGAGCGTCTGGCCCCCAACCATTACATGACCTTTTCAAGTTTACCGTTGATACCTTCCGCAAGGCGGCCGGTAGAAAGCTTACAAGCATTGAATGCCATGATATTATCTGCAAGGTTGCTGAAATTGTCGTCGTCGGGGGCGTCAGGAGATCGGCGCTAATCTCTCTCAGCAATTTAACTGACGAGAGAATGCGTGATGCAAAATCTGGTGCTTGGTGGAACGAACATCCACAGAGAGCATTGGCAAACAATTCTGTTTGCTATAAGGAAAAACCAGAAATTGGTACTTTCATGGAGGAGTGGGTATCTCTTTACAAGAGCAAATCGGGCGAAAGAGGTATATTCAATCGGGATGCATGTCATAAGACCGTAGCAAAACTAGGAGATAGAAGAGATTCTACCTATGAGTTTGGTACAAATCCATGTTCTGAAATTATTTTGAGAGATAGAGAATTCTGCAATCTAACTGAGGTGATTGTACGCAAAGAAGATACACCCGAAACTTTGAAAAGAAAAGTTAAACTGGCTAGTATTTTAGGAACATGGCAAGCATCCCTCACACACTTCCCATATCTTTCAAGTGAGTGGAAAAAGAATTGTGAAGAAGAAGCATTACTAGGTGTATCACTAACAGGTATAGTTGATAACCATTTCATGCGTTCTTACAAGAATTCTAATCTAACAACTCTTTTGGAAACTCTAAAAAATGAAGCAGTAACAACAAACAAGGAGTGGGCAAAGAAAATTGGAATCAATCCTGCCGCCGCAATCACTTGCGTAAAACCATCAGGAACAGTTTCTCAATTGACAGATGCCGCATCAGGTATTCATGCAAGACATGCCGAATATTACATCCGTACTGTTCGTGCAGATCAAAAAGATCCTCTGTGCAAGATGATGATGGAAAAAGGATTCCCACACGAACCTTGTGTAATGAAACCCGATCACACTATGGTATTCTCTTTCCCAATGAAAGCAGAGGGATCAATTACAAGAAATGATATGACTGCAATAGAGCATCTTGAACTGTGGTTGTTGTATCAGCGTCATTGGTGTGAACACAAACCATCCATAACAGTTACAGTTCGTGAACATGAATGGATGGAGGTTGGTGCATGGGTATACAAACACTTTGATGAGATAAGTGGTATTTCATTCTTACCTCACTCGGATCACTCATATCGTCAAGCACCATATCAAGATTGCACAAAGGAAGAGTATGAAGCACAATTGTCAACAATGCCTAAAAACATAGATTGGAAGGATCTTTCCAAGTATGAAAAGGAAGATAATACTGCGGGAACTCAGACATTTGCTTGTAGTGGAGATAAATGCGAATTAGTAGACATAACCTCATAAGTTATAAATACTAATGAGATGAAGTATATTGCAGGAATCGACTACAGTTTAAATGGACCAGCTGTTTGTGTAATAAATGCAGATCAGGAGTTTTCTTTTGCAAACTGTTCTTTTTACTATTTAACCGATATTAAAAAGATTAGTAAAACATTTCTTACCAACATTCATGGAGAAAGTTTTCAAGAATATGATGGCGAATGTGAAAGATATGACACAATATCTGATTGGGTTATGAGAGTTTGTATGGGTTGTGTAGAGATTGCTCTTGAAGGATATGCATATTCTGCTCATGGTAGAGTGTTTCATATTGCAGAAAATACAGGTGTATTAAAGTATAAAATATACCAAGAAAGTATTCCTCTCACAATCATAGCACCAAAAGAAGTTAAAAAATTTGCATCAGGAAAGGGCAATGCCGACAAAGACTTGATGTATCAAAGTTTTATCGAAGAAACAAGCATACCGTTAAAGTTTATAATAACACCGGACAAGAAGGATATATCTAGTCCGGTGTCTGATATAGTAGATGCTTACTATATCTGCAAGTTATTATATTCTAAAATTAAGAGTTAGGTTTCTCTTCTTTTTTGTTGGAATCTTTTACTAAAAATTTTCTAACTTCTTTCCAAATAAACCAAAGCGAAACCATACAAATTATTACATACCAAAAAGACCATTCAGAAGCCTGACTTGGACTTCCAAAAAATGGTTCTTTTAAAACACTGTGTATTTGATTTCCATTTTTGTCTAAAGGTGAAATAATCTCAGGCGTCGTGCAAGAAGCGAGTAGTAATAGTGCTAGAAGATATTTCATGACTTGTTTCCTCCTGCTGCTGTTCCAAAATAGAATCCAACTACTGCTAATAATACCTGACGATTTTCTTCAGCAAATAGGTATCCCGGTATTTCTACAAAATATTTTCTAGTTGTCTCGGGGAACAAACCGAAGAAACTTTCAGGTTGCTTTTGCGTTATCTCGGCAAAAGTTGAAATACCGAAAAATGGTAGAACAAATGGTGCAGCGACTACGGCAAACAAACATGCAAGAACAATAATTCTTCTAACATTTTTTCCCATGTCGAGTGGAACTCTTTGAACAGCCTTGTCTTGGTTTTCTGTTGTCTGCTTGTTTGTTGTGAGCATTCTTTCAAATAATTCTTTTTGATCTTGTGCTCTTTGAGCCCAATATCTAAAAAAGAATCCTGTTATTCCACCACCAAGTAGTGATATTAATTCAGTTGGCATTATCTTCTTCCTCCTCTTCTTTCTTTGCTAGTCTAGGAACTGCTGACTTAATTTTATTCAAATTTGGATTGAATTGAGCCATGTTTTTGATGTGTTTTAATAGAGAAGATCTACCAATAATTCTCTGTTGTTCTGGATTTATTGAAGCAGGCGTATCTTGCATTTCAGATGGTTCTGATGGTTCTATTTCAACTTCAGAATTTTCTTTTAGTTTTTTTCTTATGGTTTTTTTGAAAAATTCATTTATGTTCATTTTTTTTACCTTCTTTGTTTTTTTCTTTTTACCTTTTTGAAATTTTCCTTTTTGTGCAACATTTGCTGTAGTGAAACTAGAGGGGACAAATTTCACCATTCCTTTTCCTGCTATTTCTGAAACTATTCCTTCATGCATTCCTCCCTCTACAGCACTCATAGGCATACTTTCTCGGGTAGTAGTATCGTAAATTATTTGTCTTGCTCTATCAATATGTTCATGTGCTCTTAAAGCTCTTGCCAAAGCTTTTCTGTTTTGCATTCCGTATTCCATATGAGAGCGAATTCTGGCGGCTTGTTTTTTATTTTTTTCTTTAACCAATTCTGCTTTGGAAAAAGCAACGAAACCTCTCATATTTCTAGGAAATTTTTTCTCCTGAACTGCTTGACCAAATCTTCTAAAATGTATTCTTCTTGCACCCATTTTGCTGCCAGGATCTTCATGTTTTGCAACATCTCCTAAGAATGCACCTACATCTTTATCTGCAATTATTCTCTGTGCTTTTCTAATGTGAGTTCCTAATTTTTTGCTTGTTTTTCTGTCTAAATTAAATTTTCTTTCATTTAGTGACAAGTGTGGGAATTCATAATCATCGGAACTTAGTCCTGAAAGATTCGGATTTGATGCTATTTTTTTGCCAGTATCAGAATCAATTTCGCTGTGAATGGCAAAAACACCTTTTGTAGTAGGTCTTGGTGGTTTGTAACGAAGAAGATTTCCTCTCATTTCAGAGTCAGATCTTAGTGCAACATCTGCTTGAAATGATCTATTGTGAGCGATTTTTTCGTGATTTGCTGCTCTCAATGCTGCTTTAAAAGGTTCTGCTAAATGTGTTTTTCCTGTTGATGCAACATAATCATCAACTTCTTTATCAGAATAAAATGCAGTTGGTGATGTTTTATATTGAACGAATGCTCTACCCTTATGTTTTCCAAAAACTACAGATATACTACCATCTGCTTTATATGAAACATTGTGTCCTTCTGTTGACTTTCCTCTTAATCTTCTATGAGTTGCTTTTAAGTGTTCAATTGCATCTCCACCTTGTCCGGTATATAAGAGTTCACCAACATGGGGAAGATGACCAGTAACTTCTGACTTTCCTTTTGTTTCTTCCATTATATACGAGTCTAAATCTATTCCTTGTGTGTTAAAATATTCAATCAATGATTCAAAAACTTCATGTGGATCTGCACCATATTTGCTTGAATCTTCGGCAATCAATGCTATTCCGGTTGTTAAATAATTTAACTGACTTTTAACTCTCGGGTCAGGTATCATATTTAAAAGAACTTTTATGTTTATTATGAGTCTATCTAAAACAGAAATTTGACCTACAGGATTCTTTAGATATTTACCCTTTTCATCAATTACTCCTTTTCTGTATGCTTCTGTTTTGTCAAAAGGAGTTGTTAATGCTTTGATAAATTTATATACAGTAAAAGAGCTAACTACATTGTTTAATTCTTTGGAAGTAATTGTTCTTTTATATGTTTTCTTTTGGTATCTCATTTCACTTTGCTCAATATATGATCTATTCTGTGATCTGTTTGTATCTTATTCAATTCAACTTCAGGAATATTAGTTGGTAAATAATTTAAAAATTTTAAAAACGATTTTAGCATAGGATGCAAGTCTTTTGAGAGTTTAAAGAATAATATTCTTACAGAAGCTTCTGCTCCAAAAACATTTTGTAATATTATTATGTGATTTAAAATTAATCTTTCTTTTAGTTCTCCGCCATTCTTAAAACGAATTAGTAATCTTTTTATGTACTTTATTTTGCTTAAATCTTCATAGAATTCTTCAATACCAGATGAATTTGGATTTGAATACATCTTTGACGCAAATAATAAAAAATTGTCAGATGTCAAAGAATTTTTCATTTTTAATCACTTATGGTTTTTATAATTCCTTACTAAATCTGAGACAACTCTCGATTTATCTTTTTGCGACAAAGTAACTTTACTTGAATCTCCAGCATTCATTTTACGCAAAGCTGTATTTACTACGAAATAAAGTTCTTTTCTCATGTCATCCATAGAGAGTTTACCTTTTTTCTCTTTTTGCGACAAATGATTATAAACTGGCATTAGTACTTTATCTTTTACTGTATCGTTTCTCATAATGTAATGCATGACTGATTTTGCCGGATCTTTTGCTTCGTTTACTTCTTCTACATTTTCATTGACTGATGCAGAAGATAATTTGCCATCCATTTCATACATTCCTGTGGTTTCATTGAAGATAACATTTATAGTTAAAGTGAGTTTTGGTAAGTCCTCACCTTTGTCAAAACCTTTAGATAAATCGGTTGTTGGAGTCGCACCAGAGACATCTCCATTTACCAATACTTCAAATTTATTCTCACCCGGAGTCAACTCTTCTTTTTTGGAGAACTCAAAGTCTAAGCCAAAATGATTTAAACGAACTTTTAAATCTCTTACGGCACCCTCTGGGTCAATGTAATCTCCTTTTAAAAACTTGTGTATAAAGGCATTAATTCTATTCAACGAATCTCCCTCTTTTATTCTGTGAACACCAAAATCACCCATTACATTTCTGCGGGGGTAGTCAGAAAACCCGTGTGGTTGGTTTGCTCCACCAGAGAACATAGTGGCTGCTATGTCGTATGTTTCTTGAACTTTTTCTAGAACTTTTTTAAACTTTTTCATTTAAGTCTCCTATATTATTATTTATTCTTTTTTCCGCCTCTAGATCTCAGAGTTATGTAAGTGGCAATTCTATATTTCGATTCTTCCTCTGTATCGCCTTTTATTGGTTTTGGTTTAACTTTTTTGGCGGTTTTGTCTCTTTTTTTAATTTCAGATTTCGACATAGTTCCGGCATTTGAGGAATTTACTATTTCTTCTGTTACATTTCCTCTCTTTTTTGCTTCCGCTTGTTGTGCCATTCTTTTACGAGCATGATCTACTGCCATTCTTCTGATTGCAGAATTGAATGCACTACCATATCTTTGTCTCCAATATGCGTAATTTTGCATGAAATGATCCATGCTTCTGTCTATTTCGTGTTGAGGAATGTCAGAATCTCTTTCTTCTTGTACCTTTTTAGATACATCATTTACTACATTTCCCGGCTTTCCTCTTAATCGTATTCCTTTAGTCAATTTTCTTAAATTTTTAATTTCGTCTTCTATGATTATATCTTCTGCTAGAGACTTTCTACGACGCATATAATTCAAAGCATTTTTTATTTTGTGTTTAGTTTTGGGAGTTGGTAATATAGAATCATATCCTGCTAGATTGGGATTTGGTGTTCCAACTTGTCCGGTTGAAAAATTTCCACCCATAGAATTTGCTACCATTTGTTCACCAAGCAAATTGTTTTCACATTCATTGCAATAATTTTCACATCTACATCCCCATACTCTCAATGCAGCGTTAATTTTGCTTTTTGGATCTCTGGCAGTTTTTGAACTGGTTCTTTTTCTTTTCATACCACACATCCTACCGCAGAAAGATTTTCTACGCTTTTGTGTTTTACCAGATAGTTTACCAAAACCACCTTTTTTCTGTGCCTCTCTTTTGGTTTCAATTCCTGCATGAATTCCTTGTCTTCGTGCCTCTGCGCGTGAAAGGCCTCCCTCCGGGTGGTTTTTTCCTTTTTTAAATCCTTTGTATGGTTTTTTTGACTTCTTTGCTTCTAACAAAAGATTTACTATATTTTTTATTTGATTTTCTCTTATTTCTTTAAAGTTCATGAGTTTTCTTAAAACCTCCGTATGTTCCGGTTTCAAATTTGGGTAACTTGATACTTGTAATCCACTAAAAATTCCTATATCTTTTTCTTCAGGTTGTCTGTGTCTACCACCCATTGTAGTCGGAGTAGCTTTGAGAGATTTTCCTTTTCCTGAACCAACACCATGTATTCTATATCCCATTCCCCCACCACTATAGCTTTTATCTCCTCTACCCTTTAAGATTAAATGAATATTTCTGTCAGATCCTTTATAGTGATCTTTTATATGATTAATGTAAGCCAACGCACCATGAACTCTGTCGTGAACATCCATTCCTGCAAAATCTCCGCGAAGAATTCTAGGCAACATTCTCGATCCATGTGCTTCAGGAGATTCCGCTTTCAACATAGGAAAATCTTCTGTTAATTTATTTTCATTTACACTTTTCCATCCACCACCCTTACTCTTGTACCATTTTGCGGCCCATCCGTTTGCATATGCTGATGGATAAACATCAAACTTGCTTCTTGCAAGAGATTTTGCCTTCGACCAAAGCTTTGGATTTGTTGGTTTGTTTTTCTCAAACAATGCTTGAACTGCTTCGGATATTCTACCTTTACCAAAATTTGAAACATTCACAGGTTTACCCCCTTTACCCTTTCTATCTGCTACAGGATCATGCTTTCTTTTTGCCGCCACAGCCGCAGCCCTTTCCTTTTGTGTTAGTTGGCTTCTTTTCTTGTTTGACATGCATTTTGGTTTTCCCTCTCCTTTCCCTCTCGCGCAAGGTCCAATTGCTTCCCCTTTAGAATTGATTCTTTTCCATCCACCATCAGGATGTTTTGGATTAAACCAATTTCTTAAATCTTCTTTCATTGTCTCTATTTTTTGTAATTTTGTGTAATAATCTGGCAATTCACCTAAATGATGAAGTGCTATCAGTTGTGCAATATTTTCTTGAGTCGTATGCTCTTTTTCTACTTTTTTGCCTTTAGCGAGTTGTTTTAAAATAGCATCTAATGAAACATTATGTTTCTTTGCAATTTGTTTTGGAGTTGATATTTTTTTAAACTCAGCCATTTATTTTCCTCTTATCTGCTCGTCTAAAAATATTTCTATTTGATTTCTAGAACTTTCAAGATTTTCTTTAATAGTCTCTGAGCTATTTATAACCTGTCTTGCCTTATTTGGACTACACCATTGAATCATGACAAACCCACAAATCATGTTTTTGTGTCTAAGTGGCATCACAGAGTAACAATGAACATTTGAGGATTCTAAGAAATTTTTACTAAAACCATCCTTTTCATTTTTAACTAAATGAGGACAAGGATCATCTTTTGTAACTTCTTCGATCAATGGAGCAAATAAAGATATTAACAAATTGGTTGTTTTATCTCCTTGTGCAGAGACACCCTTTGATAACGATTCGTGGGTGCAAGATAATTTTCTCATGGACACTCCATCCATAAAATATTCTCCATTGTGAAATTGAATTACTTGTGCTCTTGCAGCGTCGGTCAATACTCTTAATTCTGTCAAACATTCGTGTATATTGCTATGGACATTCCAAACATCTATTATAAATTTTTTATTACGAACATTTAAATTTGAAATAAATTTATAAGTAAAAGCACCAAATATTGCAAATAAAGCCATACCAATTTCTATCCAGTAGTTAAAACTAAATTCTTTTATTATGTCCATTGAACTTCTCACTTTTTTGACCTATTGTGACTTTTATGTACAACTCTCAAATTACTCATTGAATTGTTGTTTGGATTACCATCTTTATGATCTACATCTTTACCGTCACCTTTACGAATGCGACCTAATCTTTTCATCATTCGATTTACTTTATTTCTTTTTGCTCTATTTTTCTTTTGTTTTGTTGTTCCCTGATAATTGTCGTATTCTTTACGATAATTTCTTTTTTCTCTCAAGAAATTTTTTGCCAAGTTGATGTAAAAATCAGACTCTTGCAAATCTTTCTTCGAGTAATTTGAAGGGTCATCTTGATCTAGACCTGCTCCTGGCAATTGCATGTTATCATAATCAAAGTCTTGTTGAACTGGTATATCCTTTTCTTTGCCATTTATAACTATTGTGTTATAAAGTGCGGTATCTTGTTCTGCAAAGTCTGGGAAATATACTTCAGGGATTGAAAGTTTGTCTATCTCAATATTCAAGAAGTCCATTATTTTGTATGGATCATCTCCGATATAATTCAAAGCTTCATCCAAATATTGTTGTGCAGCCATTTCTGTTTCGGGATCAGGAATCTCTACTATTTTTTCTTTTTTCTCAAATAGTATTGATAATGGACTGTTGCTAAAATATTCAGCAATTTTTCCCATGTCTGGAAGGAATATTCTAAAAGCACTCCAGTAGTTGTATGGTCGGAAATCTTCAGTTGGACTTAATTTATTTCTTCCTAGTTTCTTTCTTAGTTGAGTTATTCTTCCTCTCAAGTCATTTGTTTCTACGGCAGAAGATTTAAACTTCACACCAATTTTCATTGCTTTTGCAATTTTCTTTGCATATTTTTGAGAAACGGGAGTCAACACAGCATTTGTACCATCTTTGTTCATGCTTAGTACATGGGTTGCCGTTGAAGGACTATTTTGACCAAACTTCATAGTACCTGTTAGTGCTTCCCAAACAACTGCTGCTGCAAAATCTTCATCAGCTTCGAAGAGATCTTCTATTTCTTTAGTTACTTGCTCGTGAAGATTTTCAATTCTTCTAACTTTTCTATCTTTGGTTTGCCAATCTCCACCTTGTTGATACAGACTAACTGGACCTCTCTTTGTTCTTTCAGAGATTGCCAATTCTTCTTTCATTTGCTTTATTATTTTTCTGGCTTTTCTGCGCGTTGAGTCTCTTAATTTTTCACTTCCCTCAAGTAACATCAATGCAGAATAGAATGTTCCTGATGTTTCTCCTGCTTTTCCTGACATCAGTTGCGCTTCGCCAACTTTTACAGACAT